ATGACGGCCATGGCGATGGCCGCGTAGCAGAGCAGGCGGGTGGCTGGGTTGCCGGGTTGGTCGATGAGGTCGACCAGTTGGCTGCCGTAGTCGCGGCGCATGAGGCGGCTGCCGATGCGGGTGGTGAGGATGTCGGCAATCGATTGGGCGATGTGCTCGAGCTCGCTGATGGTGCTGCCGGTGTGTCTATTCACGTTTGTTCAGCCCCCTGCGAATACGTTGGCGCTGCCGGCGGCGACGCTGGAGCCGCAGGCGACTGGGTCACCGATGCGGCCTAGGGCTTTGCCGTTGGCGAATACTGTGGTGCTGCCGTTGGCCAGCACGCTGGCGTGGGTTTGCGGGATGCTGGGGCAGGTGTGCGCGGCCCAGGCATCGCCCTGGCGGTGCACGGCGATGCCGTTGACGTAGACGCTCGGCGAGGCGCCGGTGCTGGCGCGCGGTGGCCAGCAGCCGTGGCCGGTGCAGGCGTCGCCCTGGCGAGTTACGCCGGCCATCAGTTGAGGTCCACGCGGGCGGCGGTGACGGTGAAGTTGCCGGCGGCGGTGATGCTGATGTCGCCCTGGCTGGTGAGGCTGATGTTGCCGCTGGTGGTGATGGCGGCGCTGCCGGGGATGGTGGCGGTGAGGGTGTGCGCGGCGCTGTCGTATTCGATCACGGCGCCGTCGCGGTAGGTGCTGCGGTGCAGGGCTTCACGGTCGCCGTTGGCGGGGATGAGGTCGGAGAACAGGCCGGTGATGGCCACGCCGTTGGCCAGTTGGCCGGAGGGGCTGAGCAGGATGACTTGTTCGCCCACGGTGGGCGGGTTCCATTCGCGGTCTGCACCGGCGCGCGGGCTGAGCCAGGGCAGCCAAGCGGTGGTGAGGGTGCCGGTGGTGACTTTGACGCGCGGGGGGGCCATCTGCACGGCGGCGATGGTGCCGAAGCGGATCAGGTTTTCCAGCAGGCGGGCGAGGGTGGCTAGATCGTTCATGCTGTAGATGGTGGCGCCCTCGCGCGAGGGCTGCAGCCGCGGGGCGTTGTAGCGGCGGGCTTTACAGCGCGCAGGACCATTTGCGTGATGGCAGGCAAATGGTCGGTACCCGGAATGTTTAGCTGGTTAGGTGTTGCAGCACTTGGTCGCGGACGAATTCGCGCTCGGCGGCGCTGAGGCCGAGCAGTTGGCGCTGGGCGTAGGGCACGTCTTTGGCGCCGGGCGCGGGGCGATCACGTAGGCCGTATTGGTGGACGCGGGCCAGGCGGCTGATGCGACCAGCAAAGCCGACGCTGGCGGCGTTGGCGCTGCCGCTGGCTTTGACGTAGCGCGCGGTGCGCAACTTGGTGAACATTTTGGCCTTGCGTTTGATGCGGCCCTGTTTGCCGCGCAGTGGGCTTTGTTTGCGCTGCTTGCGCGGGGCGAACGGGGTGCCGTCTGGGTTGCGCTGGGCGACGATGCGTTGTTGCTGGCTGCGGCGTAGCTGCTGGGCTACGGCGCGGGCCAGCTTGCCGCGCTGGGCGGGCTCGAGGCGGGTGATGAGCGGGGTGAGCCAGTCGCCCAGGTCGTCGAGCATGTCGGTCATGGGGCGGGCCTTTTGACCTGGGGCGAGTCGAGCACCAGGCCGGTGGGCGCGGCGGATGTCCACTCGGCCAGGACTTCGCCGCCGGCGGCGGTGAGTTGGTAGGTCTGCGACTCCAGTTGCGCGGTGTATTGCGGTTCGGCGAGGTGGGTGATGAGCAGCTGGCCGTTTTCCTGGCGCTTGACCAGGACGCGCTCGGTGAGCGGCAGGGTGAGGGCCATGTCGACTTTGCTGTTGTCGAGGATGTCGACCTCGAACTTGATCGAGTCTTTGGCCAGTTCGAGGTTGGTGAGCAGCTCGGACTGGTTGACCATGAGCCAGGCCAGCAGCGGCACGACGACGGCATCGGGGCTGCCGGCGAAATCGGTGAGGATGATTTGCAGGCTGTAGCTGTATTCAAACGACAGGCCGGCGGCGGCGGTGCTGCGGATGCTGCCTTGGTCGATGAATACCAGCAGGCGTTCGGGGTCGTGGCGCAGCTCGGTGATGGCGCCGAGCAGGTGGTCGCGCAGGCTTTGCGGTTTGTTCATGGGTCGGCCCTCGGCTGTTGGTGGCGGTAGATCATGTCGACCTGGGCGGCGCATTCGGCCCAGGCCAGTTCGGCGCGTTCGGCGTCGGTGAGCAGCTGGCCGTTATTGCTCGGGCTGGTCGCCGGCAGGAGGCAGGGCACCACTGCCGGACAGCCAAGCTCGATAAGCTGCGGCGCCGGTGATGGCGGGGCGTTGGCGCAGCCGACGAGCAGCATCAGGTAAAGGCTGGCTTGCCCAGCGCCTAAGATCTGTATTTTCACGTTTGAGTGCCTCGATCTGGTGTTCGCGGTCGGTGAGGCCCTGGCGCAGGAGGTTTTGCGTGCTGCGCAGGGAGGCTTGGGCGCTGCGTTCTTTGCTCAGCTCGGTGGCCAGGGTGTTGGCATGCGCCACGACCTGGCGGGTTTGCTCTTTGGATTGATCGAGCAGGCTGATGGCCTGATCGGCGCGGGCTTGGGCGGCGTCCAGGCGCAGGGTCTGGACCCATACCGCCCAGGCGAGGGCAGCGAGCAGGGCCAGGGTGTAGAGGACTCGGTGCGGGGTGATCATTGGCGGTACCAGCCGGCGGCGTTCATGGCGGCGTCATCCAGCTGCTGCAGGTCACCGCGCAGCAGCATGGCTTTGATGCCGGGGCTGATGACGGTGATGGCCTCCAGCAGCTCGGCGCACACCTCATCTGAGAGGTCATCGGGGGCCAGGAAGATGTCGCCGTCCTTGGGGGTGAGCTTGCGCAGCTGGTCGATATCGATCATGCCGCCACCTTCTGGCCACACTGGCTGGCGGCGTGGCGTTTATAGGCGCGTTCGAGCTTCACGTCGTACAGGTTGCGGGCGTAGGCGGGGCCGTTGTAGAGCTTGGCGAAGGTGGCCCACTTTTTGGCTTTGAGGGCCTTGTGCAGGGCGGGGTCGGCTTCGATGAAGCGGACGAAGGCCTCGAAGTGTTCGGCCTCGTTGCGGTGCATGCAGGCGACGAAGGCGTCGACGCTGGCGTAGCCGAGGCGCTGCCAGTGGTGGCCCATGATTTGGAAGGCGCCCCAGCTGGCGGACTCGTTGGCGCAGAGGGCGTCGAGCAGGCGGGCGTTGGCCAGGCGTTGGTGTTCGGCGGTACCGCCGGCATAACCACCGGCGCGCGTGTTGACCAGGGCGGGGTAGGTGGCGGCGAGCTGCGCGGCATGGGCTTGGAGTGCGGCGGCATCGTCACCCGGGTTACGCGGGGTGGCGAGCTGGCGGTACATGACGTGGCGTTCGTAGAGGATCTTGGGCTTGCCGGTGCTGAGAAAGCCGCTGCCGCTGCTCTCGACTTCGTTGACGGCGAGGATGCTGGCGAGGTCGACGCCCAGGCGCGTGGCGGCTGCCACCAGGTGGGCATTGCCGAGCAGGCGCGAGCAGTCGGCACCCACCAGGGCGGCTTGGGTCTTGGGGCCGGCGATGCCGTCGGCGACCAGGCCGACGTTGAGCTGGTAGGCGCGCACGGCTTTTTCGGTGGCGTCGCCGTAGTCGCCGTCGAGGAACAGGCGGGCGCCGGCCTGGTTGAGTTGTTGTTGCAGCTGGCGCACGGGCGGGCCGCGGTCGCCGTGGCGGAGGCTGGTCATAGGGTGTCTACCTTTTTATCAAGCACTTTACTGGCGGCGGCGCGGCTGGTTTCAACGCCCAGCAGGCCGACCATGCAGGCGAAGAACACGCCGGCGCTGTCGGGCGCGCCGATCAGTGCGGGGGCGTAGGACACACCCACACCGAGCAGGCCGCACAGCGGGGCCTCAAGCGCGAGCTGCCGCAACTTGCCGCCGCTGTAGATGATTCGCCAGGAGCCAACGAACAGGGCCATGCCGCCGGCGTAAATGGCGGGGTGGTTTTGCTCTAGCCAGAGGGCGAACCAAGCCCAGGTTTCGGGTCTATCAGGCATGTGTGGCATTCCTTAGCCCTCTTTTAATGAGTGGCCGAGCTGGACGAAGGGCAGGCGGTTGATGCGGTTGACCACTTCACCGAGCAGCGCAGGGCTGTAGCGCTGGGCCGGGGTAAACCCCAGGGCGGCGGCACAGAACTCGCTGCAGAACATGCGGCGCGGGTTGGCGATTGCCAGCGGCAAGAGCTGGCTGCCGAGCAGGCCGAGCCAGTCGTAGCCTTTGCCTTCATGGGCGAAGTAGAGATCCCAGATGTGCCGGGAGTCTGCCCAGGGCAGGGCGATGAGGTCCCAGTGGGCGAGGT